GCTCGCACTCGACATGCTCGATGTAAAGCCGAAGGTTGGCACGCGCGCGCGGCGCTTTATGCGCGAGTTCCCGCAAACGAGGATCTGGCTAATCGGCGAGGATCGGAAGTCCGTCAGGTTCCGGCCAATAAGCAGACGCTCGACATTCGAGGCAAGACTGCTGACAATCCTGCTTTTCGGACCTTCCCGGGTATGTCACATGCCGCAGTCGCAATTCTTGAAAATGTTGCCACCGAGATCGCGCGGCGCTCAATTTCACGCAGGGAGATCGTCCTTCCGTTCGACGCGACTATTGCCGCAGTCGATTGGTGTGCGATCAAACAGATTCCCATCCTAGGTTGGGAAGGATGGATTCGGTCTGCGGATGGGCGAGTCGGTCACGGCAATGCTCCGCAGGGAATAACCAGTCTAGAAGGTCTTTCGGTGCACGATGCGGCCGACTTCTGTCGTCGGACAATCCGTGCTGCCGCATTGGAGTGGACGAAAATGCATCCAGAAAGTAAGCGTTGCCTCACCACCGTCTGTTCATAGGCTTCCGGAGTCGGCAATCTGATTCCCACTTGATCAAGTGAGGGCCGACGCCGCTATCTGCATATAACGGGCCCTCGTTGGGCAGCGGGATTTTCAGGCTGTCTCCGGGAGACAATATCAGTTCTATTACGCCGCAGGCTCGGCGCCCTTGGCGAACATCATTCCGCGATAACGGGGGCAACTATCGGCGAGTTGTTGAGTGTGGCGGCGATCCGGGAAGCCAGGCGCCTCCCAATTTGTATGCATGGCTGTTCCACGTAGCGATGCAACCAGCCTGCAACCAAGATGGATATGACAAGCGCAAGCCCGTATTCGATTGCCTCAATGTGCGCAGGACCATTGGCGAGCGGGCGAGTCCGCGCGAGGAACAGCAAGACTACAGGATGGACCAAATAGATCCCGTATGAAATTTCGCCAAGATAGACGGCGAAGCGTGGCACGCGGATCAAGCAACCGTCTTCGGCGAGCGCCGTCGTCACTATAAGTCCAGCGAATGGTAGCCCATGCCTGATGATGTCAAAACCGCTTTGACTTTTCGCTATGCAAGCGAGGGTCATTACGACCGACGCCGACAGAAATAGCGCGAGCCATGTTTTGCCGAACCTTCTACGTAGTGCGCGGTACAGAAGCGCTGATCCAATGCCATACACGAACTCGGCAATCATTGGATTGGTTGCCATTGCAACGTATGGGTGGTGGTATGAATTTGCCCCGTTGGTCGCGAGGCTAAATGCACCGCCAGAGAGCATCGGAGCCACGACGAGCGTTACTGCGAAATATAAAAACACTACAAGAATGGACCGTCTGCCAAAAAAAAGGCTCACCCCGAAAATCAGATAAAAGTACATCTCGTAAACAAGCGACCATCCCACATATAGAACCGGTACGCCATAGTACGGCGCCTCGCTGGTTTTTGAAGGTAAAAGCAGCAACGATCGCTCGATCAGATGAAGATCGACATGCGGAAAGTAGTAGATATAGATGATAGTAACTACCCAGTACGCAGGAACGATCCGAAAAAAACGTTTGATGAGGAAGGAAAGAGAAGAATCGCCCGATCTCTTGAAGCCGCGCATGGAAAGCGTAATAACGAAGCCACTGATAACAAAAAATAGATCGACTCCGACGTTCCCTCTCTGGATCGCGGAATTGATCCAGTCTGGTAGACTGGAGTGTTGCTGATTAAATGTTGATAGTGTATGAAAGAGAACAACGGCAAGCGCCGCTATTGCGCGAAGCGCCTGAATACCTTCGAATTTTTGCTTGCCGTGTTCCATCACTTAGTTTCCTCGAAAACTTACGCTTTGTTTACTTCGCCCTTGCCGCGACCGATCTTCAACGCCTTCGAAACGGTGTTGCGCAACGCATTATCTACTACACCAAGCACTCGTTTACCCGTCTCTTCGGGGCGTCCGGTGAATGATGTGACATGGAAGTAATCCGTTTCGTCGGGCGAGATCTCGGAGAAGAAGTAATTCGAGACGCAGCAGCGCGGACCGTCGACCTTCACCGGGCTCACCGAGTGCCACGAAGTCTTGTTCGTCTCCATCACGACGAGCCGGTTAAACGCAGAGACAAGCGTTTTTTGAGTGGTACGTCCTTCGTCCCACAATTCGAAATTCCCGCCGTTTTCGAGCTTCCAATCCGGCGACACATAGTAGAGAAGGTTTAAGCGACGGTAGCGGTCACGCTTCGCGTCATGGCTGTTGTCGATGTGTGGGTTCAAGAAGTCACCCTTAAACATCATCGAGAGACCGCCTGCATAAAGACTAGGGTCGGGCTCAATCTGCGTTAAATGGACGAGATCAGATACCTTGTCGACGACTTTCCGAGCCTGAAATGCATGGGTGATTTCGCCGAGAAGCGGATCGAATTGATCTAAGTGCGCTGACGTGCGCTTTTTCTCCCGAAAGAACTCCCGACTATAAAAACCGTTCCCATCTTTAGGAAAGGCGTCATAAATTGACCGTGCCACTTCGTTCGGAAGAAAGTCGTCAATTACGAAATGTCGCGTAGCCGTGCCAACCGGGTTTTTCCATTGTTCTCTGACCTCAGTGGCGCTGGCATCCAGCTTGGCAGTAATCAGTTTTGTCAGATCATGTCGATCCATTATTAAATCCCCGTATTGGTCAAATATTGGTTCGGTTGTGTGTTGCTCACAGCGGCCAAGATTTTATCAGAAGATGCATGCCGGCAACCGCCTTTTCAGGTTGTAGCGCCCAACTAGCCCGCCCTCTGGTGGCTTTTTTCTCTTTGCGGAAATCTCAATGGCCGAGATCGAAGTGATCAACGAACGCTTGCAGCGCGGCGATGAGCGGTTTGACGAAGTCACTGACGCGCTCTCTCGCATCAGCACCATCGACTTATTCGTCGTTCAACGCCGCGGAGGATTTCTCGGCGTTCGATGCGGGAGATTGGCGCAGCACTGCCCGCGATTCGATGGGCTTCCCGACGAACGAGATCACGCCCGATTCCGTTGTGATCATCGGCGGCGTGTCGTCTCCGGTGAAAGTCTTCGTGACGACCGGTATCCTGCAAAAGGAGGGGGACCAATACATCGTTGCCGGGGGTAATGCGAATGCTGGTCAGGTTCAGCAGGACGGGACTGGGCAGCAGCAGGACGCGACGGAGCAACACGGGGGCGATGCAGCCCTGATGCCGAGCGAAGTGGTAGACACCATCGACGCAGCGGTAGAAGGCATGAGCCAAGCGACGATTCAGAACGGTATGGCTCTCGGCGTGGCTGCTGCGATTGGCGAGATGACCATCGAGGACGTTGCGATGGGGGTTGCCCGCAACACCGGGATCGAGATTGCAGAGGCTGCGCAGCGTACGCAGTTCATCGCAGATGCCTATTAGGCTCAGGCGGACCAGTTCATCACTGGGCAACTTCGGATTTCGCGTGAAGGGCTCGCGGCGTTCTATGAGTTTGCCAAGCAGCCCGAGAACAAGGCGGCTCTCCGAGCGGCCATTAACGGGCAACTCTATGGGAACTCGATGGCGGGATGGAGACCGCTTGCCGCCAGCTACTTCGGTAGCACGTCCCCGAGCCCCGAGGCACTGAAGGCCCGAGGATTCGAGACCAAGCAATCGACGGATGGCACTGACCTTGTGCGGATTCAGGGACAGTGGATGTCGGTGGACTCCGCCGCCAGGGTGGGCCTGATCTAACGCTGTGATGCTGGCCCCGAGTGTGGTAATTTGCGTGGTAGTTCAAACCACCACGCGGAACCACCTCTAAGTCAGATAAGGCTTTGCGGGGCGTAAGTCAGTCGTTGGTGCCCGGGACCGGAATCTTGGGCCTTCCCGTTGCAGCCGACAATTGCGTCGAAATCGCAGTCATCATCACGTCAACCCACGTCCTATAAGGCCTAGCGCCGATTGGGATTCAGTCTGATTCCGTGCTTTTCCCGGGATACTCCGGGGTCTCCGCGTTAACGTCTACGCCAAATTTACGCCAACAAACGAGGGCATAGATGGCAACGTATCGCAAACGCGGAAGTACTTGGCGCGCCGAAATCGCGAAGAACGGCGTGCGCTTTTCTGGAACATTCAGCTCGAAGGCCGAGGCCGTGGCTTGGGCGACAGAAAAAGAGGCCGAGCTGGGCCGGGGCGGGACGGCCGCGCTGATCGCGAACAAGAAAACGTTCGCTGACGCGCTTCGGCGCTACCAAGTGGAGGTATCGCCTACTAAGAGAGGCGCCCGTTGGGAGAGCCTACGATTGGCAGTTTTCCTTGACCTCGATTGGGCGGGCGAACGAATCGGCAGGATTACGCCAGATGACTTGGCGAAATGGCGGGATGGTCGTCTCAAGGTAGTGAAAGCGTCGACCGTCAACCGAGAGCTGAACCTGATCTCCGCAGTTTTTGAGCACGCCCGGCGAGAGTGGAAGTGGCTTGCGGTGAATCCAGTAGGCGATGTCCGACGTCCAACGAATCCACGGCCCCGCGATCGTCGTATCACACAGTCAGAGGAGAACACGATGCTGCGATACCTAGGCTACGAGCGAGGCCAGGTGCCTGTAACGCTGCAGCAGCACCTCGCCGCGGCGTTCTTGTTAGCGCTGGAAACGGGCATGCGACAGGGGGAAATCCTCGGTCTGACATGGGACCACGTGTTCATGAAGCAACGCTACGTGAAGCTTGAATTAACAAAAAACGGCGACACTCGCAATGTCGCCTTGTCATCGGCCGCTTTACGTCTGCTGGAGCTGCAACCGCGTTTGCCCGGGGAAATGCGATGCTTCCAGATCCAGTCAGCATCTGCGGACGCGCTATGGCGCAAGGCGAGAACCAAAGCGAAGGTAAAGGACTTGAAATTTCACGATTCGCGCCACGAGGCGATTACGCGCCTCGCCAAGAAGCTCGACGTGCTCGATCTTGCACGGATGGTCGGCCATCGTGACCCAAAGTCGCTAATGATTTACTACAACGCGACCGCGAGCGAGCTTGCGTCCCGGCTCGGTTAGTTCGGGGCCAGCTCTTAACCCGTTTGCTGGCGCCGCCGACCGACTCGCCTCGCCGGCAGCCGGTCGCGGTTTTGCCGCGCCCACCGGATTACCTCACCTGCAAACCACCGGCGACGAGCCAACGCTCCCGCAACGGCCTGCACCGGCGCTGGGAATCCGGGGCGAGTGACCACAGACCGGGAAACGGTGTCTACCGACAATCGCAACCATTCGGCGATCTCAGCAACGTCCCAAAGGCGATCCTCGAGGGGCAGCGAGCATTTCTCCAAATCCTTAAGCAGTGCTTCGAGGCGCGGTACGAGCAATTCGATCTGTTGCAACGACATGAGAAACATCACCTCTCGAAGACCCAGCACTTGACCGTCGCCGGCAGCGCCTGATTGTGGGGATCGCGGCTCCGCAGGGCGCTACGCACGGTCTTGACGTCCAAGAAGCGTCGCGTCCGGCTCGTGCGCAGGCAACGCTTCAACTCGGTTAGCGGTGGCACGGTTTGTCGCCGATCGGCCGCAACCGTCGCGAAATGATTTAGGTTCACGGCGATCAGCCTTTCATCGGCTGAGTGATTGAGGCGGGGCTCAATCGCCTCGCCATCGAGGTAATCGAACATGTCCCAAAACTCCTGGACGATGGGGTGATCGGCATTGATCGCTCGTTGTCGTTCCGCTGCAAACTTGGTCAGAGCGGTTCGTGCCAGGCTGACTCGTTCCTCTCCGAGCGGAACAATGGTGCTAAGCGCGTCGACGAGGGCCATCAATTGAGCGTGGTTCTTGGCTATGCGGGGGCTGCCAATATCCGCACGCGCCATGAGTTCGGCCTCGTAACGCGGCGTGGCTTGCTTGACGACGTCGAGTACTTGAGTCTCACGCACCACCGCTGCAAGCATGAATGAGCTCACTTCATCGACGGGCAGCCGTTCGAGCACTTCGGCTGAGCGCTTCGACGCTTGCGTCTGCCCTCCTCGATCGAAGTGCAAATGCACGATCCGCTGCAATACGGCGTCGCTCGCGGATACTTGCGCGTTCTGACTGATGACGATCGCGCCGCGGAATGGCGGTTCACGTGTTTCGTTGCCGCCGTTCTTGACGCCGGTGGCGCGTACACTTCGGCCGTTGTAGGCCGTCTTCAGCTCGTCCCAATCGAACGCTCGAGCCTTTGCCGTGTCGTCGCTCCGATCGCCCTCGATTAGGACTACAGGCATTCCCGACACCTGTGCGAAGTTTCGCGCTCGCGCCGCGAGCGATGACTTTGACGGGTCGAAGCCCTCATAATCGCGTCGGCCAAGCAGCTTCCAGAGGAATTCGATGAGCGTCGATTTGCCTGCTCCCGCTTCGCCGACGATCTCCAGAAACGGGAAGCTCTTGTGCTCGGCGCGAATTTGCTCGGCAAAGAGGGCGCCGAACCAGAAGGCGAGCGCAATAACCCCCTTTTCAGAAAAGCAGTCCCATAGCTGTTCGAGCCAATCGAAACGTTGGTTTGCGAACTCACGGTTGACGGCGAGGTTGACCGACTGGTTTAACGTCTTGATGCTGAGCTTTCCGATGTCAAAAAAGTCTTCCTCGTTCAGCTCGTAGCATTGCCCGTTCTTGACCGCCAGGTCATTCAGGATCCAGGCACCGTGTTCCTTGCTGTAGCCGACGAAGTCGATTGTTTGAACAGATCGAATGCCGGCCATCTGCGATTTCAGATAGCGGTCTAACTGCGCTCCATTACCTGTGTAAAAGGCCCCTGGCGCGACGGCGAGCAGTCGCTTTTTGAAGTCGGTAGACGACGCTACCTGCCCACCGGTGAACGTATTCTTGATCGCCGGCCCGCCGTGCGGGAACTCAATGCGGAAGTAGTACCAAGACTCGTCGGTGAGCACATTGGCCTGATAGTAGAGCGCGCTGGGCAAGCAGTTCGCGATTTCCGACACGGTGCCGGATTCGTTCAACGCATAGTCTCGTCGCGCTTTCTCCGAGAGCGCAAGTTGCTGCTCCGCTGCTTCGCGAGCACGATCGAATCGGTCGACATCGAGCTTGAACCAGAAGAGTCGAGACTCGAAGTCGAAGGGGAATTCGCGTAGTCCCCGCTTTTCATAGATGAGGACGGCCTTGTCGAAAGCCGTGTCGGCGGTCATGAGCGCTCCGTGATAGCGGTACTCGGCCAAGTCCGCCTCGGTCAACGCGTCACGCTGATGAAGATCGTTCCAATCGACCTTTTTCTTGCCTTGAAGGATGACAGCTGCCTCACACGCGAATCCCGCTTCACGCGCTTTGCGAAGCCACCTCTTGCCGTAGCTACGTCCAGCTCGGTCACCGTCGAGGGCCCATACGAGGCGCGGAAGGGCGCATCCGCGAGCATCGGTCGAATGACGTAAGCCTGCAAGCGCCGTTTCCGGATAGTTGTTGCATGAGAGTAAGGCCACCGTCGCAATGCCGTGGTGATAGAGCGCGATTGCGTCGAAAATTCCCTCAACCAGCCAAATTTCCTGCTGGCCGCAAAGGTCGAGCGTTGGCGGCTTCCACCAGTGCCCGGCATAGCTTCCGCCGTACTTGAAATTCGCTTTCTTCTTTCCGAAGCGCCCGGGCTCATCGATGAGTCGTTCCCACCATGTGTCAGCCACCGCAAAGCGTACGGTTGCCGATCCAGCGCCGAGCGCTGCATCGTAGTATTGCTCCTGCGAGTACCAGCCACCGATGCGGGCAAGGTCGAACCCGCGAGCGAAGCGCAGGTATGCATCGGCGGCGGCGCTAGGACTCGTCGGCGAACATACGAAACGCTCGGACCACTTTTCGAAGAGATCGGGATACAGCGCTTTCACATGCTCCATGTAGCCGCACTTGTTTTCGCGGCCGCACTTTATTACCCGCGGTTTTTCAGCGTTGGCGAACAACTCCTTCTTCCGGCATTCGGGGCAGCGACCCTGCTGCAACCAGCGGCCGTCATCGTTTTCTTTGAATTCAAAATCGGCTATCAGTCGACGGACAACGTCACGATGTAGGTCAGGGCTCATGGTCGGCGTTTGGCGGCTTCGTAGCTCGGACTGCTCGTTGCTCAGCACAGAGGTTCTCTTGGTCCGATGGAGGTTTCGCCTATCGCCGGCCCGAACACAACGTCGTGAAGGGCTTGGGCGGACTTCGGAAAGCTCAGCGAAAGGCGGTCGCTCAACGCCGCGACGAATAGGCCGATCGTGCATTGCCGCTGGAGGCTGCCGGGGCGACTGTCGAAGGGAAGCTTGCTAGCGGCGCGGACGATGGCATCGAATAACGTCGCATCGTGCGTCGCTCCTTCCCACGCTGGAGCTGACTCGCATTGGACCTGATTGGCGTCGATCGAAGTCATTATTTGACCTCCTGGGATCCAAGCGATTTCGCCAGTTCCTCGGACACATCGAGGACGATGCGAGTCTCTGTCCTCGGGCGTCGCAAGAGCACTTGGCCAAGGACGGGATCGATGTTGATTGCTTCGACGATCCAACCGAGGCTCATAAACGCCTCGACGAAACGATCGGAGGTATTGTTGAGATATCCCGTGGCCAGGTAGAGCGCCGATTTCGATCGACCGTTTGTGCGAAATCGACGCCTGTGATCGATCAGGTACAGCGAGTAATCGCCGATGTCCACATGAAGACCGAGTTTGGCGAGCGAGCTGAGGTCGGGACTTACGGCACGGATTGCCTTTTCTGAGCGCTTTAGCTCCCTCAGGCGATGCTCATGCCGCTCGCACTGGTTAGCCACGATTGCTTCGTAGGACGTTGGGTGCTCATACGCGGGCATGCGCTTCATGCGGCCTCCGGAACTGGGGCCGACCACGCGAGAGCGGCAATGAGAAATGACAGCGCGATCGCTCCCGCAGCGGCCGCACAGACCGGCCCGAAACGATCTGATGCGCGGCGCAGGCCCTTAGATGCCACCCATGTCATACCGGTCATTGCGGAAGACAGCATCAGCATGACGCCGATGCCAAAGACGTAAGGTTTCATGGTTATTTCCTTGAAGTTGGGATGCAAAGCGTTTTGGCGTTGCGGTCATTCATCGGCGTCGTTCGCCGCACGGCGCTTGTTGTCGGCGTACGACTGCTCGCGGCGATGGCTGCGAAGCCGCATCGCTCGAGCGGCGCTTTCCACCACGCGTCGCACAGCGCTGTGCCGCATTGACGTATCGAAGTCGCCGACCATGCGCAATCGGCGCCAAGCAATACGCAGTTCACAGTCGGTCAGAGCGTCACTCATGGGGCGCCACCTTCCTTCAGTGAAGCCAGGTCAATCGCGGCATATGCGCGGCGCTGTCCCAGTCGCACGTCACTCCGAATCCGAGGTCGCACGCAATTGAGATAAAAGTGACTAGCCTGATATCCATGTGGAACAAGCGCTGCAGGTATTCGCGGCGTTCCTCGGCGTCCAATTGCAGGGGCGAGTTGGGCGTGAGCAACTGCGTGCTCGGCGAAGCAAATGCATCGGCGTACGACATGGCGAACTCCTTTTTTCAGGCAAAAAGAATCCCTCGCGCCGCAGAGGCACGATGCGAGGGACGACGGGCTGGGGACTAGTTAGATTGGCAAATCGAGCTGCTTTGCTAACCGCTCGCGAACGTGAGTCGAGAGCGGTAAGTTGAGCGACAAGTCAGGCATGGCGGACGGCGACAGCGTTCGCGCGAATTCCATGTTCACGACGTACGTGTGACCGCACTCGGCGTTGTTGCACACGAAGGTCACCTCGCGGAACGTCAGCGACATATCGCGGCTGCTGCGAGCGGTGGCTCGCGCGCGACAGTGCGGGCAACGATTCAATATCCTCATCGCTTCTTCCTTTCCACAACGTACAGTGCCCTGCCGCAGCCGGTTACATCGCGCACGGCTCGTCTTATCCGACGTTTGGCGAGCCATTCAGCCGCCTGTTCAATAGTCGCCAAGCCTTGCCGAGCGCGGACGCGCTCGAGCACGTTTCGCTCGGCGTCGGAAAGGTCTATATCGGCGCTCGTTTCGCGCATCGTCAGAGCATCTCTTTGTTGGCGTTTAGTGGGCTTCTCTTAAGCACTTGTGCGCTCGACAATGTTGTCGCCGTTCTTCTCAAGCATTGCTGCCGCTTCTCTCATTACTATCGTGCGCAGGAGCGAAGCGGGTTGCTCGCCCTGGTAGTTCGCGAGCGAGGTGATGATGGCGTGTTCATAGTCGTCGAATCGCAAAGTGAGTCGGTGATCGCGGACGCGCTTTGGGTCGGAGTACATGCGGTTTTCTCCAAGAAGTCAGGAAGACGCTTTCTTCGCCCGCTTGCGTGCAACGAGCGGCAAGCCCGCAAGATAGGCACGACGAGCCATGCTCGCCATCGATCGGTTTTCGGCCTTCGACAGTTGCATGAGCGCTTGCCGCTCGTCGGGCAACAGGCGCATCGATATCGGCTTGCCTGTGACCACCCCAATAGGGGCGCGGCTGGGGCCTTTCACGTGGTTCATGGCGGGTATACTCGAATCGGTTGTGCTTCACTGTAAGAAAAATATAAAGTACGCGAAAGAAAACTGCAAGTTAACTTAGGGTGCAAATGGAAACTGTCGGCGATCGTCTGCGTGAGGAGCGCACACGTCTTGGGCTGAACCAGGAGGAATTTGCTGCGGTCGGCGGGTTGCGCAAGCAAGCCGAACTGAACTACGAGTCGGGGGCCCGTTCGCCCGACGCCGACTATTTGCTGGCGCTCGAGTCGGCTGGGGTGGACATCGTCTATGTCCTGACCGGACGACGGGTACTGACCGACAGCGCCGCGGTTGTCCTCAACAATGACGAGCAGGAAATCCTACGGAAGTACCGGCAACTGAACGAGGCGGGTAAGGGAGCGGTCGAGGCGCTGATAAACGGCTGTCTGTTTGCAGGCGTGTTTACGAAGTCGGGGAAGGCAACGAAGCACGTTCGAGGTCTAAGCCCGGATCGTGCCGCAGCAATGAACGCGGAGACCGAGCAGCAGGCGCACCGCGCGCTGCAAGAGGATGCGCCGCAACGTTTGCCGGCGAAGGCCCGTACCGCCAAACGAGGGCACTGAAGCCAACGCGGCAACGCGTTATGCGCGTGTCAACGCTTGCTTTATCCGATCGAGGGCCGAAAGCGCTTCGCCCACGTCGCGTAACATCTCGGCGACGTCATCATCGTGCGACTGCTCGCCGGCGGGCTTGCACAACGCTCCCAGTTCTCTGTTGAACGCCATAAGCAGGCGCCGCAAGCGCTCACCCTGTGGCGTCAGGCGCAACCGGTCATTGCCGGGTTGTCTGTCCATGAGTCGGAGGCCGAGCTCGGCCTCCAGCGCTGTCACCTTTTCGCTGACCGTCGGCCGCTGTACGCCTGCGGTTCGCGCTGCGTCGGCGAGCGTTCGATGTTCGGCGATTTCTGAGAACGCTCTTAACAAGTTCCAGTTGAGTCGATTCCGTCTGATCCGCGCCATCGCCAACACCCTATGCGTCGTGACGATAGCCAAGACTCGGAATTTTCCCATTGTCCTTGGCTATCTCATTGTTTGTTAGGCGCAAGCCTACGGAAACGAAGGAAAATTCCTTCGTTCCAAATTCCGGGCATATCTGCGTTAATGCGTATTGCGTGACGAGGGCTAAATGCAATCCCACTAAGAAGGAGATGCAGTGAAAAAGCAGTTTCAACATAAGCAGGGCAAGGCGTCCGATGCGATGAGAGAAAGCAACGGCACACGAACAAAGGCGGGCAAGGCCCGTAAATCAAACGTTGCAGTGGCGAGCCGCGCCATACAGGACGCGACGCCACCGTCGGGGCTGGCTCCGGGCGAGATTGAGACGCTGTCGGGGCTCGTAACGTCAGCGATGTCAAGCCTGACCGCGATGCGCACAATTCTCGGTCGACGGCGGGTGAAAGAACAGCAGTCGAAATGATCGCTGAACGCGGATAATCATACATACCACACGGAATGCGGCCGCTCGACGGCCGTTCGCTTCGCGGGCCGCGTAACTAATTGTGGCGCCGAGCGAACCGTGATCTGTGGCGATGGCTCGTTGGATCGTCGCGCACTTCCAATTCCAACGACGACGTAAATCCCCCTTCCCCGATCGTGTGCGTTACCTGCCTGACAAGCCAGGGGGTAGCGTCGATTTCTGGCTTGAAACCCGACACGGTCACAGGTAGCTCGGGGAAGAGTTCTGCTCTTCCGAGTGCAAGGGTGTACGCAAGAGTCGCTTGAGAGCGCCGTATACGGGCCAACTCCGCTTCGGCCACCTCCCGGGCTTCAGACTCCGTGGCATACGCGTCGGGCAGCACTTTAACGCTGTGGCTGCCCGTCTCTCCAACGACTACAGATTTCCGGGCTGCCTTCACGTTTGAATGCCAGTGAGCGCGTACGGCGGCGTACGATTCGCGTTGAGCAACGTGATATCGATGACGATCACCGCTCGCGCGCGATAAGTGCAGCGCTTCGAGCGGCCTGCCGCTTGCGGTTGAACCCGTGCCGATCGGCATGAAAAGGAGATTCGAATCCTTTACGTTCATCACGGCGTCGTATCGCTTTGCAAGTCGAGTGAGAAATGACATGTCGGACTCATGCGTCTGATCGATGTGAGCGATTGCAACGTTCGCCAGCGCTTCCCCTATGGCCGCTTTGAGCGAATGTCGACCCGCGATGGTGCTGACGATCGAGCCGATCGTCTGCCGGTGCCAGCTTTTCTCTCGACGCTCGCTCATTGCATTCGTCATCGAAGCCGACCGTGCGCGGATGGTAATTGCGTCCGGTGCGCCGCTATGCTCGGCTTCGTCGACAGTGAAGGCGCCCTTATCCACCAACTGTGAGCCGACCCAGCCGATCGACAGTCGAATTACGACGCCGCGTTTCGGTATCGCAAACGTGTTTTGTGAATCGTCCAACACGAGATCGAGCGTATCGGATTCTTCGGCGCGCGATTCGGTCAGCGTGAGACTGACAAGGTGAGGCGCAATGTGACGAGACAAGTCGCGCCCGTCGAGCGTTATCCGGTAGTCCGCCTGCGGCTGCTTGCGGCCTGTGCGATCGGTGCTGCTTGACATTGCACGTTCGTTCACGCGTCAGCCCGTCGCAAAGACGACAGCAGCGTATCGTCGACTCGTTTCAGCGTCAGGCTGAATTCGACCTTGCGTGGAACGCCTTCCCTCGTGTGGTATGTGGCGGTCTCTGTGAGGCCGTCAATGATGAAAGCACCGTAGACGTTGCCGATGCCGTCGACAAGCACGTAGGCGTCTCCGATATCGCCCATCGCCGCCAGCATGTCGATCGACGCTCTCGTACCGATGCCGTTGTCAGGCGCCACCATCCCTTGCAGCGTGATTATGTCGTCACCTGCACCCGTGAACTGGCTGGCATCGCGCGCGCCAACGCGCGAACTGGTGCGGTGCTTCCAGCTTCGTTGTCGCTGCAATTCTCTATACGGCGCGGTCGCGAGCGAGAAAACGAATTGATCGAGCGACATCATCATGCCGGTGTTTCTCCCTGGTTAATCCGTCAAACGTGAGTCGATCCGGGATTGCTTTGCCCGCTCGACCCGTTCCAGCTCGGCCCGCACCATGCGCGCGATTTCAACGGCATCCGTGCCGGCGGGCGGATAGACATTGACCGTGATGACGGTCGGTGATGCTGGGGCGTTCGCTGCAGCGCGTGCCGCCGCAAGCGGTTGCCGAGTGTCGATGGGTACGCTCGGCCGCACCAGTGGCACGGCAGCCGATTTCGTGAGCTGCGCGCCGGTCGCAATTGCCGGCAAGGCGAAGGCCGATGCAGCTACCGTTGCGAGACCGAGCGCGGCTCGCGCGACGCGGGCCTGTTGCTCTTCTATGCCCACCGCAGCCCCGCGACTGATAAAGCCGCCCAGTTGCCCGAAGACGCGGCTGGGACTGTGAATCCCGAGCTTTGCTTTGAACCAGGCCACGCTCGAGTTCGCGAGATTCGTGATCGCGCCCTTGACCGCGCCGAGGCCCGCCGTGAGCCCCTTGACGAGCCCGCCTACCAGGCTTTCTCCCAAACTCGTGAACTTCGCCGGCAGTTGGGAGCCGAGCGAGGAGAGCGTATTAACCAATGCCTGCCAAAGCGTTGCTAGAGGGAACCACTTGCCCAAGACCGCCGCGATACCGGTGATGCCACCTTGGAATGCGGTTCGTACCGCCTGCCATAGATCATTGAAAAACGCCTTAATCGGTGTCCAGTATCGATAGATCAAGAACGCGGCCGCCGCGATGGCCGCAATCGCAATGCCGATCGGATTTGCCAGCATTGCCTGGCCCGCTAAGATCGCGCCCGCGCTAAATGCTCGCCACGCGCCCGTAGCGAGCGTGAGCACGCGCGCAAGAAGCCCGCCCTGAATGCCGAGCGTAGTTAGGCTGAAGCGGAGTAACGCGAGCGGGCCAATCACTGTCGCGACCATCAATGCGAGGGCGCTCAGTGTCGCGAGAACACCACCGAGCACGAGCGTAACGATGCCCAGCGTGCGCGCGAGGCGCGGGTTTCCCTGCACCCATTGGCTGGCGCGGCCGAGGTAACGCGTCACGCTCTGCGTGAACGCGCGCAAAGCTGGATTCACAGCATCGGAAATCGACACGCCAAGGTCCTCGAATGCCGACCTAGCAGTGAGAAGATCGCCCTTCAGGTTGTCGGCCATGACCGACGCGACGCGCTGCGAGGTGCCACCCGCGTCCCGCAGGATTGCCACATACCTTTCGATGCCCTGTGCGCCCTGCTGTGCGATCAGCTCGGACATGCCGGCCGCGGGCTCTTCGCCGAAGATTTTCTTCAGATAATCGAGGCGCGTGCCGGAGCCGAGCCTTTCCGTTGCCTTCGCCACTTCGCTCAAGATTGACGGGATGTCTCGAACGTTCCCGCGCGCATCGAGGGCGCGCACGCCCAGCTCGTTCAATGCGGCGGATGCGCCGGAGGTAGGCGCTGACAGTCGCAACAGCATCGAGCGCAGCGTGGTGCCCGCCTGAGTTGCTTGAATGCCGGCGTTTCCCAGCAGTCCGGCCGTAGCTGCAGCCTGTTCGAGCGACATTCCCGCGGCGCGTGCCACCGGCCCGACGTACTTCATTGTCCCGCCGAGCATTTCCAGCGTCGTGTTTGACGTGGTGAAGGTCATGGTCAGCACGTCCGCGACCCTATTCATCTCATCGGCCCTCATACCGAAGCCTGTCAGGATGTTGGACGAGATATCGGCCGTGCGCGCGAGATCCGTGTCGCCTGCTTTCGCCATCGAAAGCACGCCCGGCATAGCCTTGAGGATCTGATCGGGCGTGAAGCCGGCCATCGCAAGAAAGCCCTGGCCGCCTGCCGCCTCGCCGGCAGTGAAGCTTGTCGTCGCGCCGAGCGTGCGGGCCTGCTGCCGAAGTGCGGAGAGGTGGGCCGACTCTTTCTCGATCCGCGCCAGCGCTTGCACCCGGGACATGGCGGCATCGAATTCGTAGCCGGAGGATAGCAACCGTTTTGCGCCGTAGAGAATCCCGCCGCCCAAGGCTCCCCCGGCAGCCGACGCAGCGGCAACGTTCCCAGCCGCTTGCTTCGCATTGTTCAACTGCGTGCGGGCTGCCAGCAACCGCTGTTGCTGTCGAGCTGCGCGCGCAAGAGTCTCTTCCTGTTCGCGCAAAGTCCGACTCGTGGCCCGTGCCTGCGCCGAGAGGTTGCGCTGATGCGCGACGAGATGGCGCGTGCTGATCCCCGCAGCCGACAACTGCTCGCGCAGACGGTGAAGGCGAGCGGCTTGCTTCTCGTGCTCGAGAGCCAGTCCAGCGGCTGCTCGCTTTGCGCTCTCGAACTGCCTGACCATGCTGCGTGCCGGTGTACCGGCAGCACGCATTTCGGCCGCGAGTTCCCTGACGCGGCCTTGTGCGGTTCGTACCTGCGAAGCGGTTGACGCGAGTCCGAGACGCATTTCGCGAAAATCGGAAATGTCCTTCTGCTTTTTCGACAGCTCGGTAAGCTCGCGCCGCGTTTGCTTCAGTGAGTTGGCGAGCCCCTTGTTTCCTGCGAGCATGTTTTTCAGCGGCTTCGTGATGTTATCGACCATGTCGAACATCACCCGCAGTTTCAAGGTGTTGTCCATCGCTATTCGCTTTCGCTTCGTTGCCGCGCTCGCTCGCGCCAATCCATTAGTTCAGCCAGGCCGAACTCGTCCATCGTCGACGGTGGCCAGCCAAACACCGTTGCTAGATCGGCCATCGAATCCTCTACGCAGTCGGGCAGTCCAGTCTCGACTTGACGGCCTTCGGCGTCAAAAAACCGACGAAGATGCCCCCGAGCATGACCAAGTCCGCGGGATCGATGTTTGCGACATCGTGCTCGGTAAGCGTCGGCGAACTGATACGCGGCAGGACCTTCGAGAGCGCGGCGACGTCGAGGCTAACGAGATCGGAAAGCGACACGCCGCGCAATTCTCCCGACTTCGGCTTGCGAAGCGTGATCTTCGTGATTGTTTGCGACCCACGCATTAGCGGCGTATCGAGGCAGTGGGAGTTCGGATCCTCCGCAGCCGGGGTGCAGTCTGCAGTATTGGAGTCGGTGGCCAGCGGCGATTGGATGCTTTGTTCGGACATGGGTTACCTCTCGGAAAGGGGCAAGGTTGAGTGTCAGCTAGAGTGCGCTACGGGCTGTAGGCCGTTACAGGCCGAGCGCGTTGCGCAGCGAGGCAAGTAGGTCGTTGCCGTTGATTTTTTCGATCATGTTGATGAAGTCGAGCTCGATCACCTCGTCGCCGTTGATGGCCAGCTTGTAGTAGCTCGCAGCCGTCGTTACTTTGAAAGAGGTGTCTTCCTTGGGCTTGGCCGTGCCGAGATCGATTTCCGAGTGTCGGCCTCTGATCACGATCTCGACTAAGTCGACGGCCGAAGAATCCTCGGCCTGGTAACCACCGGCAAAACGCAGCAATACGCCATCGTGCTTGGTGATGCCGTACTGCTGTAGAACCGACTTCATGATGCCCCCGCATGTCCATTCGAGCTGGATCCCCTCCTGCCCGAAGTCGACCTTAATCGGGCCACCCATGCCGCCCCCCTGGTAATCCTCCATCTTGCGCGTGAGCTTCGGGAGAGTGATTTCAGCAACTTGGCCGACGAAGTTTTCGCCGTTTTGGAACAAGTTGAACCCTTTCAGTTTGCGGGGCATGCCCATGTGCTTTGACTCCTAATCGTGCCGGTGCTTACGCGCTTACACGCGTGGCAAAGTCCGCCAGGTAGCGGTCGGTGATGCGTTGGCGAAGCATCAGGTTTTCGAGCGGCGGGACTGGCGTGTAGTCGTAGTCGAGGTAGGCCTTGCCGGACTTCAAAACGTCGGTGGTGTTGGGCTCCGGATCGAACCACGATGAGCCTCCGATCAGGTAGCCGAGCGACGTCCACTCGCGAAACTTGCCGTTGATGGTTTCGATGATGTCGCGGGGCAACGACGGATTGAGCGGGCCGTCGACGACAGTCATCTGTGCCTCCGCGATCGAATCCGCGATGACGTGGGCGGTGCGCGTGTAGTTCTCGAACGCGAACAGCGGGTCGTCGGAGCAAGTACGCGAGCCCCAAAAGCGGAAGCCGTTGCGATTCACGAGCGTGGTCACATCTTGCTCGTTCAGATAACCGGCGTCCGTTGCGGGGTCTTGCAAATCCCAAGACACATCAGCGCTGATGCCAGTGACACCGTTGACGGCGATGTTCGAAAGCGTGCGATGCCAGCCTGTATCGTTATCGATCTTCGCGCGCAAGCCTGCGGCATAGGCCGTAGCCGGTACGGCAACGGTCGCATTGCTGGTTTCGTCCCACGCAAGGAAGTCCGGCCAGATCACCATGATTTCGCGCTGACCGAATTGCCGGCGGTAGACGGTTGCTTCTTCTTTTGTCTTGCACCCGTGAGCGGAAACGTAGGCGAAAGCGCGTAGGGACTGCGCGATAGTGCCGAAGGCTGCGGCAACTGGCTGGGTGTCAAGGCCGGGCGCGGCCAGGATGCGCGGCCTGACGCCGAAGCGCGACTGCGCTCGCAGCAGCGCCTTCATTCCCGTGTACTTGCCTTCGGTCGTGACGGTTCCGATCACGTTCGATGTCGTCTCGTCCGTGTCTTTTCCCTCTGCCACGCGTACGACGATCGTTACGGGCTTTGTCTGACGGCCGATCGCATCAAGCGTGCGGTAAAGCGTGCCATCCTTGCCAGCCTTGCCAAGCGCTGCGACAACGTTGGTCAACAGAACGGGTGTGTCGAGCGGGAAGGTCGTAGCATTGGCATCATCGGCCGTGCAAACGAGGCCGATCACGGCTGTCGAGATGGTGCGAATCGGACGCGTGCCCTGGTTAATTTCGAGGACACGTACGCCGTGGTGGTAGTCCTGCGGCATGATTCTCAGCTCCTGTGTTAAGTCGGATCGGGAAACGGAAGGCGCCTTCTCATGCTGGGTCGGCGCCGAGTCCGGGGGCTTCTTTCTCTTGTTCAATCCGCTCATTCGCCTCATCGGCGCTTACCTCGCTCGCTGGAATAGGGATGTACGGCCCCGGCGTCGGCGGCCAATCGACCGCATCGGGAAATGAGTCCTCCTCGATGGCGGAGACGAGCGCCATTTGATAAGCCGACCACGCCTTGAAGGTGTAGACCTGTTCCTCGTCGAGCAAGCCGACGGCGTATGCGTCAGCCTTGCCGGCCGTGTGTCGGCGAGCCTGTGCCATCAGGCGCGAGAATTCGGCCATGGCGGCGTCGTGCTTTTCGCGCTCGATTAGCTCACGCGGCACGGCCCACGCCCCATCGATCCATGAGTGACGAGGCGAGGGACGCGGCTCAGTGGTCAGACCGAGGTCGCAAGGCATGCGGCCCGCAGTGGCGATTTCGACGGGCTCACCCGTGTCCATGCGAAAACAAAGCCGGCCGCGAAAGTCGGGGAGCAGGGTCCACGCGCCGTTGCGATAGAAGGGCCAGGTCGTCGGCGTGCGTGGCGGTGGCGTGTCCTCTGTGGCGAAAGCGGGAATCAGCCAGCGATCGTCGTTGCGCGGGTCGGCGTCGGGTTGACCGCTACGCAGGTACTCGCCGGTCGCTGGGTTGTAGTGATGAATCAGCATGGTTCGATCGCGATTGATTTAGTAAGCGCGGATCATCGCCAGCAGAGCGATGTTGCGCGGGCGGGATTCGTTGCCACCGTCCGGGTTAATAGTGACGCCGTGCGCATGGCGGCCAGCGGCGCCAATGCCGACGTTGTGGCCGTGGTTAGCCCCGCCATCGGTGTTGAACTCGTGAGCGTGATGGCCGGAGGCGACGATATCCGCCGAATCTCCAACACCCACAGCCTGCTCCGCGCCGCCCCCCGCTTGGTCGCTACCGGTCAGAGACCCGCCATAAGGTGGTCTCAGTAGGCGACTGTAAGCTCCGTTGTTGTGGTTATGTGCACCCGCAGCGACGGTCCACCCATGGTGGGCGTGCCAACCTTGCTCGTCCGTCCATGCGCTGTGGACGTGATCCCCGGCTTCTGTCGAAGATGCGATATGTGCATGCGACAGGTTTTGGGAACCTTGGTGCCAGCCGATCTGCCGGCTGGCGTCGATGTCATCGCGTCCGTCGGCCCAGCAACGGAGGAATTCGCCGCGCAGCTCGGGCACGCGAAAGGTAATCGCACCGTCGCCTATCGAAAAGCAGCCCCATCGGCCGCTTTGCCATTCCTGCTCGGATACGAGCGCCCCGCTCGCTTGGGCGTATGCCCAAAGCACTGGGTAATCGGAGCGGTTGACGAGTGCGCCGTTGCATTTGAGGTAACCGGCACGTACAGAAACACGCGGCTCGAGGACGATTTGCCCCACGTGTGCCTCCAGAACGGCTGTTCTCGCAAATGCAGTTGACGCGGCCAGATTGGAATGATCGCCAGTGGGAGGCGTTGGGACCTGAACCGGTCCGGCGAAAATGGCGCCCGACAGGGCCGCGTAGCGTGTCGCGGCGGTCTTCGGCGTGACGGCACGTGTGTCGTCTGAACCCGCGTCGACCTCGGCCTGAGTCGCCAGCTCGATCACGCCTAGCCGATCGGTAGATGCAGGTGGATTCAGGAACGACGTCTCGCCGAAAACGAGTTGAGCTGCGTCGATAGTCGCGAATTGCAGATCTGCTGCAAGCAGCAGTATCGCGGCAGGCGATTTTTCTAGGATCGGCTCGGGCTGGCAATAGACCGCCAAAAGCACGCCGTTCTCGAGGTAAAGCCCGAATCCGTAGAGCGTGTACTGATCGGCGGTGTCGTCCTTAAGCGTAACGTGGATCGTGTCCGCCGCGACATTGGCGCCGCCAAACGTGGTGATGCGTTTAAGCTCGCTCGGCAACGCCAACAATTCCTTATCGGCGACGAACGGGGCGACCGCCAGCCCGATTTCGGCAACTTTGTGGGCAGCCGTGCCGTCATTCCCGGAGGCGACGAGCGCTTCTCGGCCGGCGTCGGTGATTGTGACGAGGGTTCCCATGTTCGCTTAGCGGTCGCTCAGGCTCAAGCGGTAATACGTCGCCATGCGCACGGCAGCGCCGAGGGGTTGCCAGGTCCGCATCGAGAAGCGTTGAGTGAATGAGAAATGGGCAGTCCCGCGCTTTGCTGCATTCACATCGGCGATGATCTCGGCCACGCACTCTGCGGTGGCTGGTGCGCCGTCGGCGCCTGCGGTCAATAAGATTTCGAACGTGCCGGGCCTACCGCGCGGCTTCGTCTCAAACCATTCGCGCATCACGACGTTCTGTCCGAAGGACGCGCACACCTGGCGAACGGCCGTAGCTGTGCCTCTGATCTTGGCGGTTCGAATCGCTGTCTTAACGCGAGCGCGCTTTACCTTCTCGGGCCAAGCGTCTTTCCACGAACTGACGCTTAGGTGCCAAGCAAGCCACGGCAACAGGGGCAACGGAATTTCGTCAGGGTTCATCAGCTTCCCGATATCTACCGAGATATCGTTGATCCCCGCGTTCGTCGCCGCGATGCGGCGCTCCAACGCGGTCGCGTTCGGGGGCATCAATTCACTCATCCTCGAATCCGCCATCAATCAAATGGATGTTGGTGCAGTAAGGCGCCTCCTCGCGTGATATTTGAACACCGCCTGCCGGCGACTCGAGTAACACCTTCTGCACGCCGGCCACCCGCATCGATGCATAGATGCCGTCGAGCGTCACCTCGGTGGCAATTCGATGCATGCGAGCCGCGAAGCTAGATGCGCGCTTGGTCGCTTCTTCGCGAGCGACAACGCGATTGGCACCCCGGAAAAAGCGAAGCGTCGCGCGAAGCTCGTAAGGGACGACCGTTGCACTTCGCACGATGACTTCGTCGGCTTGTGGCCGTTTGGATTCCAATGCCTCTTTGACGATATCGATCAGTTCGTCACTCGCCGTCCCGTCGCCTTCGTGCGATAGGACAATGACGATCATTACGCACGGTTCTGGGCTGTAGGCAGTCGCTGATAGCACGCGGCCGTCCGCCGAGCGTGTATGAAAGATGTACGCGTCGACAGGCCCGGCCACTGAAAAGCCGCGGGGTGCAAGTTGTACCCGTTCGCGCAAGCTGTCGTCGTCTTCGTAAACGGGATCGATACCGTTCGCTGGATCGCCCGCAAAGACGAGCAGCCGCTCCACATCGAACAATGCGGCGACATGCTCAAGTGTCTTGCCACGGGCGTACGCTAAGAGAATCGCCCGCGCCTTGTCGTTGATGAGCTGGCGCAACAGCAATTCACGGTAGGCGTTTTCCTGCAACAGGCGGGCGAGCGGCTCAGACTCGAGTTCGAGCGTCGCGGCAATTTCCGCCCGCGCGTCTTCGGGATACAGCGAGACGAGGCGAGCCTTGCGCTCCGCGAGAAGCGTTTCGAAGTCGAGCGCCTCGATGATCTCAGGAGGAGGTAATTGCGACAGATCGATCGGCGTCGCTCTCATGCTGCGTTCCCGTTTGCGACAGCCACGCGCGTTGATACGACTTCGCCCGATTCGGTTGTCCAGCCTTCGATGTCCAGATACAGCGCACCGTCAGAAGCGAGCCTATCGTCGCTTGTGAGCGATACGCGGGTAATCATGAGGCGGGGCTCCCATCGCATGAGCGCGGTGGCTACCGCTGCATAGAGCCGCGTGCGTACCGCGCCGTTGTTGGGAGCGTCGATCAGATCCGGTAGTTCTGAGCCGAAAGTGCGGCGTTTGACGCACGACGCGAGCGGAGTCGAAACGATTTTGCCGATCGACTGATACAGGTGGTCGAGGCCGCTGATTGCTCGGCCCGTGTCTGCGTTCAGACCTTTCATTGCGGCTCGCTCACGAGCTGACCATCGCCCTGTTCACGGTGCGAATGATGCGGGAGGCTTTTGCCTTTCGACGTTACCTCGCCGGTGAAATCGGCGCTGCCGTCGATACTCATGGTGGCACCCCCGGAACCGCTCTTGCCCGTCATGCCAGATTCGAATGCGAAGGGGCCCTTCACGATCATCGACTTTGTGACGGTGACTTCGCCGTCGAGTTCGATGGCAGCGGCTTGCACTGTTGCGTCCTGTGTTTGCACGGTGATCTTGCCGGGGGCGACGACGAACAGAGTCGCTCCGGCAGGCAACTCGGCCCTCAGCGAATGTGCGGCATGGTCGTACTCGAGGCGCGCGCCGTCCGGGTAGACGCGGACGTGCTCATTCGGTTTTTGGCTCGGAGTTGGGGAGTTCTCTGAATAAAGTCCGCGCAGGACTACGCCTTGCGCTGGGTCGCCGCTGGGGGATAAGACGAGAATTTGTTCACCGGGTGTCGGAGGATGCCATTCGACAGTTTTGCCTGCGGAGAAGGCCATCCACGGCAGCCAGGTTGTTTGTAGGTCGCCGGTCGATACGCGGCATGTCGGCGGCGCGCTCGAATGCGAGACGTCGATGACAGTGCCCTTGCGGACCACGTTGAGGATGCGGCGGAGGATTTCATTCTCTTTCATGGCGGACATGCTGCCAATCTCGCACGCGCGGCGCGAGCGACCGCGTGAGTGCCGGTGGTGTCTACATTTCGTGGGACGTGCGCTACGTTTCGATGCGACGGGACAATCGGCGCCCGCTCACTCCCACGGTTCTTGTGATGACCCAAACCCCTCGATCGGACGATATCGCGCCACTTCTGAACCGTTTGCATCGCGAAGATGCGCTTCAGTTCATTCGTCGCTTACCTTCGCAGTCCATCGACATGTTGTTCACCGATCCTCCGTACTCGTCCGGAGGACTGCATGCGGCAGCCCGCGCGCTAACTACTTCGCAAAAGTACATCGGTGGCGGCACGAAGACGGCGTATGAGGACTTCGGGTGTGACAACATGGACCAGCGTTCGTGGACCTTTTGGTGTCATGCGTGGTTGTCCGAGGCGTACCGTGCGCTCAAGCCGGGTGGGCTTGCCGTGTGCTTTATCGACTGGCGTCAATTGCCGGCGCTGACCGATGTCGTGCAAGCAGCGGGCTTTATTCACCGTGGCATTGCCGTGTGGGACAAAACGATGGGGCGCTCGCGTCCGCGACGTGGTGGATTCAAGCAGCAGGCCGAATTCATTGTGTGGGCTAGCAAAGGCTCAATGCGCACGAAAGACGTCTATTTGCCGGGCGTGTTTCCGTGCGTACTCAAATTGCCGAAGAAGCACTTGACCGAAAAGCCGATCGACCTAGCGCGCGAAGTAGTGCGACTTGTACCGGATGGCGGGACTATCTGCGACCCATTCGCCGGGTCCGGCACGTTCCTCGTCGCCGCCAAAGAGGGTGGGCTGAGATGGGTGGGCTGCGAGGCAAACGAGGTCTACTATGGGGTCGCCACAGAGCGACTGCGTTGCGCCAAGGCACCTTCGGAAGACGCTGCCTAACTCTGAGCGGAGAAACGCGCGTAGTCGGCCCGGGCCGCGAAACCCTTTTAGCCGGTTGCGGCAAAGATGAGAAATCGATAACACAGACTGGTGCGGGCCACCAGCGGGGGACGTTTGCCGGCGAAAGCCACTCTGCGCGACAGAGAAGCGTTGAAATTCTTTCCTTACTTCAGTTTTGATTCGCTTGCCGAATCATCGCAGCAAGACCCTCGAGGCGCTCTCGCAAGTCCAGCACATTTAGGTCGATGTCGCGTTTGCATACCAACCGGGCGACTTTGACTTTATCAACGTTCTTTTCCAGTTCAGTTTTTATCTGCGTTTCATCGTCCTGCTTGACTTTCTTATTGCGACGGAAGTAAAGCGCGTGATCGAACGGACCACCCTTAGCGCCTTTCACATACGACGACGGATAGCATTCTTTGACAGCAGCTTGCAAAGCTTCGTGAGGAATGTAGTTTTCTATCTCGCGACCCGCGGTCAGCCATGCCACGCCGCCGTGTTTTTCGAATTCATCGATTAATCGTTGCTTTGTTGAGTTAACGCTGTCGTTGCTGTTCGCTCGATCACTGTCCATCACAAGCGCTACATGACGATTTAATGCCCTCAATGCAATGAAGTCTTCGAGCTCCCCCTCGTCATCGTCCCCGGCGGATAAGTGACTAAGCAACCGTCCGCCGTAGAACATGATCGAGTAATGTATGCCCTCGATGATGTCTGGCGCATATTTTTTGAGCCATTGAGCGATGTAGATGCGGTCAGACGGCCCCTCCACCCACACAACGGCGTTCGCTTGAACGATATCCGATGCCTTATACCCGAGATCGATACAGATAGAAAAACGCTCTTTATTTAGAATGCTCTCGCGGATATGAGTTTGGCCATCGCGATTCGTGATATGGAAAATGGCGGCGCAGGGAGTATCAATGAAACTGGCTGAATGCGTTGCTATGAAGTATTGGTTGTCGGTATTATCCCGCAGGTACTTTATCAATTTTCGCTGCAAAATTGGATGCAAGTGAATTTCCGGTTCCTCCATGCACACGATGGAATGTTGGCTTAATGTGCAAAATGAGGCAAGCATGATCACTTCATGAATTCCGGTCCCCAATGATGATAGAGGAAGAACCTTGTTATCCATGTAAACCAAAATGTGCTGCCTGGTGTGCGGTATATCAATGCGAGCGCCTTCCACGCCGGTGACGGTAGCCAGAAAATCGTTGATTTTCTCGAAAAGTTTTTTGTCTTCGAGCTTATCATGATCCGGACTTTGAATTTCTGCTAATCGTTGAATGAGCCCAGCGCCACTGTAATCGGCCAACTCGCCGGTAGTGTGGCTCCCGGCATTGCTTATCTCTCGGATCGCGGGAATCATGTGAATTTCGGGTAAGGCGATGTGCTGTGCCGACGCAAAGCGGCTAATCGTTTCTCTGGCCCAAGTGTCGACGCTCCCTGCCCCTGACATGTTAGTAAACACTGACCATAACCATCCCCATTGGTCTCTGGTTAGTGCTGCCTCAACGGAATTCTTATTGAATTTGATGTTCAGTTTTTCTGTGTAAGGAACTGGGGAGTGGAGCCATACATGACCATTTTCGATCAATCCTCTAATAACCGCGTCTACAAATTTGGCCACTTGCGGTTTCCGTTGATCGGTGATCCGATCTACGATTGCCGCTCTAAATATCTGCTCGGGTATGGCTTGGGCCATTGAGACAGAGGTGGCACGGGTGCCACCTCTTGTATACAGATCCAATAGTTCTAGTTCTTTAGGTTTCTTTGCTGTCTGCGTATAGCTACTGCTGTTTATGAGATTTGCTGGAAGGTGCCGATGTATGAATGACAGTACCGCTGATTTGCCCGCGTTGTTTGGGCCAATAAAGAAATTGAAAGTCTTGAATGGAGCCATGGTCTGCTCCGTTGCTCCAATGCCGCGATAGTTGGCCAGTTTAAGGCCGTGCAGATAGACGTGTGACATGGTTCAATCAATTCGTTTGTTGAGACGTTTCACTAAACCCAGAGAAAATTCGCAGTAGGCGAACTTCGATCGGGTTACGCGGCTCGCTCTTCCGTTGATCACCAATCGTTTTCCAATGCAAGTCTGGCGCAGAGGAAGAACTCCTCAGACGGGCATCGAAATTCGACGATCTCTTTCTGAGTTCTGTAATTATTATTGATGTCGGTGAAATGGAGGTTGACAATTCCATTTTCCCAAGAAAATGTCATCAATTTAAGGATGATTGTTTCGCCATCCACGACCACGTTCTCATGCATTTCGATATCGCTTGGTTGACGATTTATCCATCGTTGCGTCGAGCCTAAGAACAAGCATGTTACGTCGATAAACGTTTCGACGTCTGAGCGATCGGGAACCATATACTCATGCTCCACCTTATTCCTTATTGCATTCAGCCGATTCAGGATGCGTGGTGCCGTGACGCCTATTCTAGATATGTACTCAACCATGCGCGGGAATGAGCGAGTGCCACCGTGGCTTGCGAAGCCGAACCCCAAGCAAACGTCCTCCATGCGGAGATGTAACGCCCTCTTTGCATTTGTTAGTGCGTTGACTAAATGTCGTTCCGATCCACCGTCTGACAGGTCATCCTCAGCGAAGTCAAGATACCGCTCTGCTGAAATCGGTTTATCTCGGGTTTTAATCCAACAACGAGTGTAACTCCAGTCGCCATCGGTGCATAACGCGCGTATATCAAATTTTCTTGCCAATGCTGCAAGGGTTGTCATGGGTAACTCCGGTCAGATGCTCGTCGGCCATTTTAGCTGCAGGTGCGTGTTGGCATGCCGATTTGTCTGACTGCTTCCATCGCATGGGCCTGGGGATCGGCTTTCTACTGCATCTTCTCCCGGGCCGAACAAACGCTTGGGTGACATGACTCAACACACCTGTCCTAATGGTCTCTTCATGGTTACTCATCGGGGTCGGCAATCCGAAAATGGCGCGGCAGCAGACAGAGGCGTAGCCGTAGGGGTAGATCATTGTGCCATGTGCTTCAGCAGTTGGTCCCTGACCATCTCGCAATCGGCGTTCGTTAGGCCGAGCAGCTCGCGCGTCGGATACCGATACTTCGGCGCGTTTGCAGCGACAGGTTCGCTGTCGCCGAACTGGTGCACGCGAGCAATGCGCGCGACTCGGCCCGAAAACCCAACTGCCAACTGCTTGTCGCTCGCTTCAATGGTCATCCACCGCGCTGTGCGCAGCTTAACGAACATTGCTGTTCGTTTGAGGCGCCCTCGCTTATCGCGCAGCTTCTTTTCAACCGTCCTTGCCTTACGCGGCTGATATGCGGTGCCGTCAGGATTTCTCTGCGCGGCGATGCGAGCCTGTTGAGCGCGACGCAGTTCGCGCGCAATGTCACGCATCGCTGCCCGTCGGCTAGCCGGTGACAACCGCGAAAGCATGGCTCCAGCCCATTGTTCGAACAGGCTCAATTCGTCCACGGTTTGGCAATCCACGTTATGGCGCCGTCTGTCCCAGTTTGCATATCGTCAACGTGGTCGATCACACGGCTGCCGTCGGACCCGGTCTGTACCGCAACGCTTTCTGTCAAGGCTAGCTTTATCGATAGGTCGGCCGTTGAATGATTGAGAATGTCCACCTCGAAGGTAATGCCATGGCCACGCTCGTCCGGGTTCGTCACGAGGTCAGGTTGATTCCTGCGCGCCCATTCGACGAGCGCGACGAACACCGTGTCGGCGTCGCCGGCAAAATCCATTAAAAGCACGTGCGCCGTGTACCGGTATTCGAATGACAGGGAACGAGTGCCGGTCGCGACGATGGATCCTTGATCGATGAATACTGCCAGTTTGTCGGGCTCGGCCTCGAGAGATGGGATGGCGGCAACGAGCGCCCTCCGGATGCTAGCGGGCTTGTTCATCGGCGCCTGTCCTAACATCGAGTTGACGCGCCGCGGATTGACAAGAAGCGATCATATCAACCTTCGCCGCGCATGTGGCCCAAGCCGCCTTTGTCGTCGCTAGTGCAGCATCCAGGTCACCGTTGGTTCGCGGCGCTATCGCCGGTAGCGTGCATTGGTTCACCGCTGGACACTCGTCCAAGATAATCATCGGCGCCCGTGAAAACGGGGCTTGTTTGCAGGCGCACAACGTCGTCAGGCAAGCGCATATCAGCCCATGCGCGGAGCACGGCATTTTCATCGATCAATCTCCGATTTTCTAGTTGCGATGCGGCCAGCTTCGAGGCGATCGCGTCTTGTGCTTGACCGAGTCGGGCTTGTTGCGTTGCCTTCTTTGCAGCTTGCCGCTTTACGCGCTGGATCGTGTTGTCACGATCGGCAATGTGTTGCCGCGCGTCGTCGAGTTGTCGACTCACGTGCGCTAGCTCGCCGCGCAGTGTGCGCATGTACGAAGCACTGGCCACCGTTACCACAGCGCCTACCAATGCAGCGATCAGCTTCGCGGCAAGCCAGTTCATCCCGCGACCGCTACGCCTTGCTCGGCCGCCGCCGCTCCGCGCGCGGCATAACGCTCGTACGCGCGCTCGAGTTTGACGTCGTAGAGGTTCGCGGCATAGTTGCGGCCGTTATATCCCTTCGCGAAAGCCGCCCATTTCCTGCCTTTGAGTGCGGCGACTAGCGCCGTGTCCGCTGCGACGTACCGGACGAAAGCATCGAGGTGATCCGCTTCGCCGGCTTCCATTCGAGCCACGAAATCGTCAATGCATGCGTAGCGCAAGCGCTCCCAGTGGTAACCCATCACTTGAAACGCGCCCCAGCTAGCGGATTCCCACGCGGCACCGGCATCAATCAACTCGGCAGCCGCCAGGCGCGTGTACTCCGCAGCGCCGCCTTGATAGCCGCCGGGTGTTTGGGAAAGGATGTTCGAATTCTTCTCTGACAACGGCCCGGGGTCGATGCCGCGCGCTTTCAAGCGCTTCCAGAACACGTGCCGCTCGAACAGGATGACGGGGCGACCATCGTTCAGAAAGCCGGTGCCGCGCGACTCGACTTCGTTTACTGCACGCACGCACGCTATTGGCACATCGAGGGTTTGAGCTGCGCGCTCGAGATCTGCGATGCAGAGGCGCTTTGGATGGCGCTGGCCTGTGGAAAGGGCTGCGTACGTCTTGGGACCGGCGATCCCGTCGTCGACGAGGCCATTGTCGCGTTGAAAAGCGATAACTGCTGCTTGCGTCGCGTCATCATAGAGGTGGGTGACTTCGAGTTGGAAGCCCGCGCGCGTGAGCCGGCGTTGCAGCAGAGCGACTTCGTCGCCGTGGTCGCCGAGGCGATGGGTTTTCATGGTTCATTCACTCCGGAGAAGGCGCGCGACGTTGCCACGCACGCCGAACACAAACGAGGCCAGCAGGACCGCCGCGGCCATTTGAAAAAATCCGACTGGGCCGGCATGCGTGACCAGCTCGATCGATGCGCCACCCGTGACGGCGACTAGTGCCCAAGCGATCCAAGACACGTAAGGTCGGTGCCGAGCACCATTTCGCCGATAGACAAGCAGGCGCACGAGTGCAGCGAGGTAGGCGGCAAAGGTGATCAACGCGAACGATATTGGCATGGTCACCGCACCTTTCGGAACAGCGACCGTGGATCGGAGACGTTCGCGCGCTCAATCAGTCGAAGCGTGACGGCAATCACAAGTGCGGCCGCAAAGAACGCTGCGACGCCCGTCGAATGAATCGGTGTGGCGCTAACGACTTCCGGTGCAGCGATATAGCCCATTACGAGGGAGATCAGCATGTACAGCGTGCGTCGGCCGATGCCTATGTCCTTGGAGGTGACAACAACGAGTGCTGCACCGGCAAACGCGCCGATCAACGCATTGCCATCGATGCCGGGCGCGATGCTCACGAGGCCGACGGCTGCTGACGGTGCTGCGTTTGTGGAATTCGCTTCGGCCATTCAGGCTTCTCCGGGGTCAATCAAACAATTGCATCAGCGGCTTCCTGTCTGTCACGGTTACGAGCGCCGGTAAGTAGACGGGTGTACCGACGGGCAGCACAACGCCCAGATCGGCGAGCCCTGGGTTTGCCTCAAGCACAGCCTCCACCGTGCTGTCCGTGCGACCGTAGTGCCGCCAGCACAGCGCGTCGACCGTGTCGCCTTGTAGCGCGCGCACCATCATGTTCAGATCAGTTCAATCGTCGAGCGGGAAATGCCGAGCACATCGTTCAATGCCCATCGGACGTTGCGGCGCGATTCGCAGATCGTCGATTCAAGGTCGTCAGCGTGCTGGCTCCCAGACTTCGTCGCGTCGTAGGACCGGTACTGCTCGGTCAGGTCGGCGCGCGCCTGGTGGTAGACCGCACGCCGGTAGCGCAGCACGTGAGCGCTCATTCCATTGATATTCGGAGCTGGGACGCTTGCCAAAGTCCCGTATCCGGCCGCGCGTTGCGTCTGCTGCCACGCTCGAAGTTCATCGTTGATGCTCGCGATAGCATCCGCTGCAGCTAAGCGCAGCCGTTCATGTGTCACGGTGCCGTCCAGGCGCATCGTTTCCCGTAGGTCGTTCAAATCGATGTTGGGATACCACCCATCGTTGGTGACGATCGCGTCGGCCGGCGAGGCTTGTGTCGTCGGCGAAGCGGTGGCAATGAAGCTGTTCATGGTTTCGAAGTGGATAGATGGCGGTGGACCGGCGTTCAATACCCGTGACCGTCAGGGATAGGGAATGGACACCGGTGCCGCCATGCCGGGTAGGGCTCGTTACGGGCCGGTGGCGCCCTCGTTCGGATGGCCATCGGCATCGATCAACTTGGAGAGCCGATCGATGTCCTTTTTGACGCCGACGCGGTCGTTCAACGACAGCGCGCGACGCAGATAATCAAGTGCGTCCAGCGGGGCGGAATCCTGCACCGAATAGCCGAGCGCCTTGTACAGCTTCGCTCGCACCTGATCGTGCATATCGGTGCCGTGCGTTAGCTCGTCGACTCGCTCTAGTCGTGCGGCGTCGAACGTCCCTCCGTCCATAAAGGTTGACAGCGCCGCGTCGGCGAACTGTTCGGCCACGACAGACGCGAGCGACCTATCGAATTGATCGGGCAATGTCAGACCGTGCGTCAGCGCGTATGAGGCGATTGCGAGCGCGCCATCGAAGTCGCCGGCATCAATGCGCCAGACCAAAATCGTCGTGAGCACGTCATCTTGAGCACCGCGACCTGCGCCTAAAACCCCCGCCACGTAGTCGGAGTACTCCGGGAGAAGCTTGCGTTTCAGCTCGACTTTTCTGGCCACCGATTGCAGGCCCTTAAGAGAGCGCCGGTCTGCCACGAGCTTCGCGAGCATTAACTCGTATGGCGTCGCGCCCGCCATCGTTTGGCCAGGCGCCGCGGAAGCAGCGGCGAGGGCGGCTGTTACTCGTTCAAAGTGCGCGCGAGCGGGTGTACTAATCGTCATGCAACCACCAGTTCGATGTTTTCGGCTACGCAACCGCATCCGAAGTCCTCGACGACGTAAGCGTCGTTCGATGATTCGTAGTTCTCGATCTGGTCGCGCTTCGGGTTGTCGATCAGCGAGCGCCGCCGCGCGCCTTCCTGGTAGTAGATCGATAAGTTGCTCGGCTTCGTCACCATCAGCGCGCGCTTGGGAAAGAAGGGCACCCGAACAGCCGGATGATTGCCGATGCGCTTCTGGCTAACGACCAGGTCGGACGCGAGTTGTTCGGTGGGCACATGTGTCGTGTTGACGATCGGGAAATATTTATCGTGCAGCAGTTCGCGGCCGCAGACCACAACGAGGCTCGTGTCCTCCTGGAACCATGGGTCGATCATCGACGAAACGATGTCCATTACGAGCGCATCGAGGTTCGCGTAATCGCCGTCCTTGCCGACTAGTACCTTACCGGCTTGCTTTGTGCCTTCATGTAGCACGCGCTGCGCAGCGTGATCGCGATACTGCTGCAGCCAGCCGACGTTTACGTCCTGCAACAACGGGTTCGCCGTCTTATCCGTTGTCGCGACTGCCTTCACGCCATTCCAACCGACCATGATTCGATCCAGCGCAGCCTGCGTCACAATCACGTCGCGGATGCGCTGTTGAAAGTCGGGGAACTTGGCCCATGTATCGAGCTTGCGGTAGGGGATAGCCGTGTCGTAGTCGGTTTTCTCGCAGCGGTACCTGTTGCTGGTGAGCGCGGTTGGATCGACCGGTTGCCGTTCGGCCTTTGAAGTATCTGTGCGGCTCGCGATTGGACCGGAAATCGACAGCCCCAGCTTCTCACCCTCCAGCTCGGTTACCGGGAGCACGTTGACGCGCTTCAGGAATTCGCTCGACTCCTGCATCTTTGTCTCGAGCCTCTGTTGTACGGTCGGCTCGACGGCGAACTTTGAGGACACATCGGCCGTGTCGTTGAGCTTGGCAATTTGCGCCGCATACTGTTCGTACGCTTGGCGCGTTTCTTTTTTCATGAGTCGAATCTCCGGCAGTAGGCGAGGAAAAGGTCAGCAGTCAGTCACGAGTTCGCCGGTTGATCCGGTTGAGGGCGGTCGTCGCGGCGCGCCGTTATCGGAGGCCGAGAGCGTCGCCGTAAGCGCTTCAATTGCTGCGAGCGCTTCGTCTGCATGCTTCTTCGAGTCCGCTGCGTCCTTCTGTGCACGAGCGAGATCGAGACGCAGCGCCGCTACGTCGCGGCTTTGCGTGCTAGCAAAGGCCGCCACTTCCTCGACGGCGCGGCGAACATCCGCGGTGCGCTGATCGTCGGTTGTGCGACTGCGGGCGAACATAGTTTTCACGATTGACAGCAGGCTCGGCGGTTCGCCCTCGCCCTCCATCTCTATCGATGTTTCACACGCCCCCGAAAAAACGTTGTTCGAATGTCGCGTGGCGAATTGCAGCGCTTCAGTACCGAGGCTTGCTGGGTCGTCAGTGGCGGCCAAGCCCACTAGGTAGGCTTCGCCGATATCGGCGAAGGTAGGGTTGATTTCGATCGACGTGTATATCTTCTGGCGCTTCTTCGACAGCGCGACGAGGTGTTCTGTCGGGTCGATTTGCGCATAGAGCGCCAACTTACCCTTCAACGGACCGTCTTCGATCTCGGTCGCCCGCAGCGCGATCACGTCCCCGTACGCACCGAAAGGGCTATTCGGTGACAGCGGCGCATAGCCTTTGACGTGCTCGACGTTTAGCCGTGCGCCGTACAGCTCGGGGTTGTAGTTCTTCGCCATTTGCGCGAGCCATTCCCGCTTGATTTCGCGACCGTCGGCGGTCGCCCCTTCGACGGCGACGCGAAAGAACTTCGTTTTGTTGGTTGCCATAGATAGGTCGAACCGTGATTGAGTGAGCGTGGTTCTCATGTTCGGAGTTCGCACGCCTTAGCTCAACGATTCCTGTGCGTCGTCCGCGCGGGAACGCAGCGGCTCGCGTGCTCGCGCGTGCGTGAAGCCCTACGCTTGCCTCATGCTCGACACTAACGACGCGAACCAACGCGAGGCGGACGTACGCAAGATTGCGCGTTCGCTTTATTGGCAAGGCTGGCGCATTTCATCGATCGCTCGACATCTCGAACTGAACGCATCGACGGTGGCGTCATGGTGCCGCCGCGATCAATGGAAGAAAGCGGCGCCGATAGAGCGGATCGAGGCGACGGTCGAGGCGCGCTTGGTTTTGCTGATCGCGAAGGAGAAGAAGGACGGCGCGGACTACAAGGAAATTGACCTGCTCGGGCGGCAGATCGAGCGCCTTGCACGCGTACGGAAGTACGGCGAGACGGGGAAGGAAGGTGACTTAAACCCGAACATTGCTGCGCGCAACGCGGGGCCAAAGCGGAAGCCGTCGCGTAATGAGATCAGCGAGGAACAGCACGAACGCATCGTGACTGCTTTCCGCGATTCGCTGTTCGATTATCAAAAGGTTTGGTATCGCAGCGGCGATCAGCGCACGCGGAACATTTTGAAGTCGCGGCAGATTGGCGCGACCTGGTATTTCTCTCGCGAGGCGTTCGTCGATGCGCTCGAGACGGGGCGAAATCAAATCTTTCTATCTGCGAGCAAGGCGCAGGCGCACGTCTTCAAACAGTACATTGCTCAGTTCGCTCGCGAGGCCGCAGACGTTGAGCTAACGGGTGATCCGATCATCCTGGCGAATGGCGCGATCTTGTATTTCCTGGGGACGAACGCGCGCACTGCGCAGTCGTACCACGGCAACTTCTACTTCGATGAGTACTTTTGGGTGCCGAAGTTTCGCGAGCTGAACAAGGTTGCGTCGGGCATGGCGATGCATAAGCGCTGGCGCAAGACGTACTTCAGCACACCGTCGAGCATCACGCACGAGGCTCACGCGTTTTGGAGCGGGGCTCATGCCAATCGAGGACGCGCGGCCGGCGATCGCATCCAGATTGATACAAACCATGAAGCGCTTGCGCGGGGCATGCTGTGTGAGGACGCGCAGTGGCGTCAAATCGTCACGATCCTCGACGCAATTGCCGGCGGGTGCGACTTGTTCGACGTCGACGAGCTGCGTCGCGAATACAGTGCTGAGGAATTCGCGAATCTGCTGATGTGTCAGTTCATCGACGATTCGCTATCGGTGTTCAAGCTCGCTGAGCTCCAGCGATGCATGGTCGATTCCTGGGAGGAGTGGGCCGACGATTTCTCTCCGCTATTGCTGCGCCCGTTCGGCTACCGGGAGGTCTGGGTCGGCTACGATCCAGCGCTGACGGGTGATTCGGCAGGGCTTGTCGTCGTTGCGCCGCCACGTGTCGAGGGTGGCCCGTTTCGGGTGCTCGAGCGACAGCAATTTCGCGGCAACGACTTTGAAGAACAGGCCGCAGCGATTGAGCGGATCACCCATCGTTACAACGTCGGCTATATAGCAATCGACACGACGGGGATGGGGCAGGGTGTCTATCAACTCGTGCGCAAGTTCTATCCGGCTGCGGTTGCACTGAACTACACACCCGAGGTTAAAACGCGCCTCGTGCTCAAGGGACAGTCTGTCATCCGAAACAGTCGTCTGCAGTTTGACGCGAGCTGGACCGACCTGGCCGCGGCGTTCATGGCGATCAAGCAAACCATGACCGCAAGCGGACGGCAGGCGACATTCACGGCCGACCGAAACGACCAGACGGGCCACGCTGACCTAGCGTGGGCGTGTCTCCACGCGATCGACCGCGAGCCACTCGCGGGAGTCGGCTTCAATTCTTCAGCTTTCACGGAGTTCTATTCATGAGCAAGCGCCAATCGGACGCGCTAGAGGTGGATGTGGACGTGAGCGTTGACGGCATACCGCCGGCGAGCACGGCGACATTCACCTTCGACGATCCCACGCCAGTGATGAACCGTGCCGAGATTCTCGATTACGTCGAATGCTGGTCGAACGGCGAATGGTTTGCCCCCCCGGTCAGCTTCGCCGGCCTAGCGAAGTCGTTCCGCGCGAGCACGCACCACAGCTCGGCGCTGTACTTCAAGGCCAACGTGCTGGCGTCGACCTTCCGACCGCACAAGTGGTTGTCCCGGCAGACGTTTGAGCGATTTGCGCTCGACTTTCTGACGTTCGGCAACGCGTATCTTGAGCGCCGTAGGAACCGCCTTGGCGGAACGTTGCGACTCGAGCCCGCGCTCGCGAAGTACGTGCGGAGAAAGGTGGACTTCAAGGGCTTCGTGTACGTGAACGGGGGGCAGAACCGGCACGAGTTCGAGCAAGGTAGTGTCTTCCAACTCATGCGCCCAGACATCAACCAAGAGGTCTATGGCTTGCCTGAGTACCTGAGCTCGCTGCATTCGGCTTGGTTGAACGAATCATCGACGCTGTTTCGGCGGAAGTACTACGAGAATGGCAGCCACGCCGGCTTCATTCTGTACATGACCGACGCAGCTCAGAGGCAAGAGGACGTCGACAACATGCGCGATGCGCTCAAGAATGCCAAGGGGCCGGGCAACTTCCGGAATGTGTTTATGTACGCGCCGAACGGCAAAAAAGATGGCATCCAACTTATCCCCGTGTCCGAGGTTGCGGCGAAAGACGAGTTCTTCAACATCAAAAACGTTACCCGGGACGATCTGCTAGCTGCCCATCGCGTGCCTCCGCAACTGCTAGGTATCGTGCCCGTCAACTCTGGCGGTTTTGGTACTCCGGACACGGCCGCGCGCGTGTTCGGTCGGAACGAGATAGAGCCGCTACAGGCCCGTTTCGCCGAACTGAATGACTGGCTTGGCGAAGAGGTGGCACTGTTCCAAGACTATGAGATTTCTTCTGCGCCGATGGCAACGTAGCAGGGTTTTCATAGATTGGGATCGCGGTGGGCGCCGGCTTAATAGATTACATAGATTCGCCCTGCGGTAAAGGCTCCAATATAAATTCGATCGCGCGAATCCAAAGCAACGCTAGTTGGATTCCCCAAATCCTTCGCGATTATCGATTGCTGAAATCCGGTAGAGGATTGATTTAGCTTGAGTAGTTGCCCAGTATTGTGTATGGCGACATAAATGGTTCCATCCACCGACACAGCGAGATCACCAACTGCGCCATTCACTTCAAGCTTGATCGTATCGATCTGGCGGCCGTCTTGCTCGTACACATCAATGCTCCCTGTGTCGTAAGGCGGTATGTACAAGCGCCCATCAGGACCAATGCCGATGATATGGGCACTTCCACGGACGGGGAATGAGGTTTCTGTGCCGTCGGGATGAACATGTAGCACGCACGACGCTCCTACCGACTGCATGACTATAACGAAGAGATCTCCCGAATTGGTAGACACCATTCCCTTCTTCGTACCTGCTACGCTAACACCGATTTGACTGCCAGCATCGAAACCGTCACGGGTACGGCGAAAATGGTGTGCGGAGCCTTGGTATAGATTGTTTGCATAGATGTCGCCTGCTGCGTTGACTGCGATGCAATCAACGCCGAGCGGTGCCAGGTCGGGCTTGGGAATGCGTAATACAAGTTCGATACCCCCGGCTCGTTTGAGCTTGAATATCCGAGTTGATTGATCGCAAATGTACAAGTCGTCCGCACTGTCGAAACGGATGGCTTGAGGGCGATACGAGCTTTCGAAATAAACGGCCTTATCGCCTCGGACATGATGCTCGACCCTGACATCAACGGAACTCATGAATTGATCTTGGACGTACTCGATTTTCGTTGTCCCCGAAGATTTTGCTCTAAGAATTCCTCGATCGACATGCGCAATTTTCTCGTTGTGACTCTTCCATTGGCCTCCGGTCCCAGATACGCTCCGCCGGATTGAGCCGTCTGTTTCGATGGCTCGTACGCTAAGGGTTCGGTTTTCGCCTGTCGATAATGAAACGATTCTTGGTAGGATGCAGAGACTACTAATTACGCCGGTTCCTCGCTCTCCAAGAACATTTGGCGCAACAAGTACGGAGAAGTCCCAGGCGTGCGTAATTTCGCCACGAGATGAGCGGTACCATGTTTTTTCTATAACCGACCGGTCGAACTCAAATGGGCCATGTGAGACATACTGCCCTTTCTTGTATGTTCCCCGCGTTGGCTGAATGCGAAGGAAAGTTTCACCGCCCTCATTAGCCTCGACGATCAGGCCGGTGCAGTCGGGGCGACGAACGGTGCACTTCTCATCTGCGTAAAGTGGGATATTGGAGTCAATCACTTCGTAGATATCGTCATTGCCTGTATCAGCAGGGCGGCCGTCGACCGCTACCGAGTAAATGGGGTCATAGCCTGAAAATACTGTGAGACTCCCCGTGAATCCCGGACTAAGCTCGAATTCAGCAAAATCATCTCGTTGCGACGTCGCAGGGAAGGATTGCCCAGAGCCAATGACATGGTCTATGCCGGTCAGTCGATGACCGTGAAACGCTACCTTCATCCGATCGGCTAATGCGACGACTTCAACACTGACGACATTCGGCAGAAGCGCCTTGTCCCGATCGAGAAGTGATAGTAAGAAACTCGCGAAGTGAAGAAAAGAACAGCATTCACGAACTGAGCGGCACGGCAGCGCTGGTACGCGCTTGTGCGCTCTATCGTTGCGAACGAACCCGAAGGCCCCGGAAAAAATCGATTTGACCCATTCAGTGTCTCGAAAAGCGCCGATCTGAATTTTGGGTTGCTGACCATCGAACGCCGCGTCAAGTAACGCCTGTCCAATGTTAGTTGAGTCGATGCGATCCTGGATCACGCTTTCGACATAACGTAGGGCGGCCAGAATTGCATCATCGAATGCGCCAGATTCAGCAATTTCCTTCGCTTGCGCCTGAATCGCTGGATGCATCGTCTGCCATACACCGTCCCATTCATTCGCGCCCATGCCGCCCTCCGATGTCCAAGGTTCCGAGGCGGGTTCTCTCACAAGCATTAGAGATCCGCGGTGTGCATAATCAGCGTCACAATCTGCCGGCAAGTCCAAGCAGTAAGTGTGATCAGTTTCCTGCGCGCGTACGAAGCATACCAAGCTAAAAAGTGGGGCAACTCGCGCGAAAACGAATTACGGCGGAGTCGTGCGAGCGGCCGCTCCTGGCAGATCGCGGTTCGCGGCACCGCCGGAGCCCCATGCTGTATCGTAAATACGGGCGCGCTCCTGCTTCACGCCGCAAACTGATGCTCGTAGTACGGCCGCTCGCGAGCGTCCAATATCGCATACTGCACGGCAAGGTTTGATGCAACCGGCGCTAGCCACGAATCGACGTTTCCGGGGCTGATCGGGATAACGCAGCGGTTGTGGCCGACCGCTGCGATCTCCTCCGGCGGTTCGTCAGTGATTGCGGCAAATGACAATAGCCCCGGTTCGTCCTTTGCTTCCCAGCGAGACCAGAGGCAAACAACGAGCATGTCAACCGCGGGGCGAGGCTTGAACTCCAGGACAACGTTTCTGTCCTTCTCTCCCTCCGCCAGCTCACGTCCCTCCAGTTGCGTCTTCTTGGCATTACGGTACCGCCAGCGGTGGTTTTATCGCCCTCGCGAATGTAGTAGCGCGTGACCATTCTCTGCCTTTTCGGAGGCGTTGCTGTGCCACGGCTATCGGCGCTACGCGGCCGCTCGTGAATCCGCAACTGATTGTCTTGAATCGTCGGTTTCGCAGCGGCGTCGTCAGCCTAGCCGCTCGCAATTTCAGTCGAGCCTGTTTCCGGGGGCGGTGCGGCGAAGACGCGCACTGTACCGCATTCGTTTGATGTACAGAGCAGTACGCCGTTGCGCGAGGCAAACGCACTGCCGATTTGGCGAAACCGCAGTCCCCTCTCCGCCTGCGGGCTTCGATTGATTAGGCAGTTTTCATGCATCCGGCCGCCAGGCGAGCACTCTCCCGCAGCGCAGGTTCTCGGGCGCTCAAGGAAGCGTCGAAAACGTGCGTCGTAATGCACAAGCGCGCAGTTTTAGCGAAGGGGGCGCAGGGAGCATTTCTCAAACCGTATGCTTCCCGTAAGTTAAGCCAGGCATGATATATTGTGTCATGGCTGAAACGAAAATCCATGACGAGCGCCACGTCATTACGAAGCGACGAGGAAACGGCGAACTGAGGCGGGAGGTTTGGGTAGACGGGGACGGTCGTGTAACCCGCTACAACCTCGCCTATATCAACCACGAGCTCTACCGGGGTGACAATGGGCGGGTGATCGGCTACGACAACGCACACGGCTATCATCATCGGCACTATTTCGGGCTCGTGGAGCCGGTCGACTTCGTCAGCTTCGAAGACGTCGAGGACCAGTTCGCGTGCGACTGGACAGCATTGCGGAGCAAATCATGAGCAAGACCCGAATCGAAACCGGTACAGAGGCAGAATTTTTCGCGCGGGGCAAGCGTCTCGCGCGCCAGATCGATCGCGGCGAACGACTTGCTGAAACCCACATCGTCACGTTCGAAGACCCGACTGAGGTTGCACAGTTACTCACTCAAGCGCGCATTGGTCTGTTCCGCACGATCAAGGCCGAACCCGCTTCTATCACGGCGATCGCCGCGCGCCTGCATCGTGATCGCAGTGCAGTGAAGCGCGACGTTGACGCATTGCTTGCCGCGGGACTGGTGTCGGTCGAGACAGCGGCGAATCCCGGCCATGGCACGCACAAAGTGGTGCGTGCCGTCGCGTCGCGCGTCGACTTGCATGTGCTGATCGACTAAAGCATTCGGTCAGTGCTTGTTCAAGGATGTGTAAAGCAACGCGTCCCTAGCTTCTCGAAGCCCCGCTTCGAAAGTGCCAAATATTGCGACTTGCTCGGGCGCGGAAAGGCCTGAGAACGCGGATGCAACCTCTTCAATAGCAAGCAGTGCTGCGAGGGCATTTAGACGATCGATACGGATCATCGCGGTATCGAGGGCAGCCTGTTGAAGCTCGGAATCAGCTAGGGGATGGCGCATGGCGCGAGGCTCCTTCTGCGGGTTCGACAGCCCGGCCCAACGCCACAATGGGGTGGCCGAGCACGAGACAAGGTTGGCGTACCGGCGTAGAAGAAACCGGCGAGCCCGAAGGCTCCCCCGTCAAGGCCCGACCATAGGAGGCACAAGACGCGCAGGCGATAGGCCAATTCCTGGCCTATCGCCTGCCTTCTACATTCCGGACGCCAATCCGGGTGTTCGCTGTTTAGAACACGCCGCAATGATAGGGACCAGGCAGTGGCGAATCAAGGGACAGGTCGGTCTTTCAGACCGATTGACCGAGACGCTCCGCGATCCTGTGTCGGGTGCTAGACAGCAAGCCTTGCGAGTCGAGACGCGGAAAGAGGTAACACGCGTCACCCCTAGCGAAGGTTTGACCTAACTCATTGAACGGGCGCCGGAATTTGCGTTACTGCGCAACGGTCACGACCGGTAACGGCAGAGGCAACGATTCGGTCAAACGTTTGATTACAAAGCTAAAGAGGCGAGGGTGCCGGTTACCGAGACTAAAGGTAACGGGTGACTAGCTCGTTACCTATTTGTGACTCTCGCAAAATCGAACAACGCCTTGCACCGGGACGCTTTCAGCCGATTCCTGACGCTGTGTTACCCACGTGACCTCTCTCCGACGAAGGGGCAAGTTTCTGCGAATCCACATTCACTCGTGGCTGGTTCGTCGCCCGGAGTGATGGTTGGCTGCAATCGCCGCGACATTCTGGTTACGCCAAATTTACGCCATGAAGTGCTAAAATTCTTTAGCAATCAAAGTGTTACCATCGAATTCTGGTGCCCGGGACCGGACTCGAACCGGCAAGCCGTGAGGCGGCGGATTTTCGTCACACTGCATCTTTCGATGCCGACGGTGCGCGTGGCGCGCATCGTCGTTCGTGCGCTGGACTATGCCTTCGCCA